GAAGTACCATTAATGTTGACTCTAAACCTATGAAAACCACCACCAGAATTATTATAACTTATATAGTCATTACCTGCAAATCTAATAGCTGCGTGTGCGCCTGTAGCGTTACCTGCCCTGTCCGAGCCATCAAGATGTATGAAATATGAAACATTACCTGTAGTTGGTATAGGAGAACTAAAAATAGTACTAATATCGTCAACCACACGACTCACACTACTCCCATAGGTAGGTATGTAGGATGTTGCGTAGCTTCCTAACTCTGCTTGTGCGCCCCAAATCTCAATACTACCAACTCCTCCTGCTGACTGATTGCAGATACCAAAGTTTACAATAGGACTTGTAAAAGTGTAATCAAATCTTTGCCATTCGGATGTAGTGGTGAAGTCAGAACTTCGTACTGCTGCTGAACCATCCCAATGCCTAAAACAAAACTTTTTTCCCGAATCGCTTCTTGCCCATACTGATGTAGTAAATGTTGATGAACCGCTTCCATAATTATAAAAAACTAACGACTCGTTACCACTTCCAAAATTAAGAGTAGTAGCATTGTTATTTCCTTCAGGAGAAACAATAAAAGAACTTCCTAAAGTTGCTGAAGAAAAAAGACCCCATTCACTACTGCTAAAGTATTCCGATTGTGAAAATATATTTGTCCTTTGTGGCTCTAACAAGAGTGCAGGACACGAACTATCCGTATAATCTAATCTTGGAGTATTATCAGTAATACCTCCGTATACGGCAGATGTAGTTGTTTCTATGTAGTCTCTTGCTACAAGTCCCTGCTCTTGTTGATATCCCCAAATGTAAACTCCACTTGTGCCATCACCTACATCAGCACATCTTAATGTGTATTTAGCAGGATTACCAGTGGTTTGATTGTAAAAGAAAGATATTCTATACCAACCATTTCCTACACTTACTGCTTTAGCATCGGAGTATTGACTGCCACCACCTGTAATTGAACCATTTGTTAGGTCAATAGTAAGAAGTGAACCTACTACATAATTTTCCCTAAATCTTATACTTGTAAATTCTGCCGCTTTTGCATATACTGATATAGTATACAAACTTGTAGGGATAGTACTATTTTGAAATACACCGCTACTATTGGCAATAGAAGGGTCAAGTCCATTATCAGCAACTAATTTATCGGCAGTTGTAGTTCCATCAGGTGCTACCGCAACATTAGAAACAATAGTATGCGAACCTTTTGACCAAGATGCATCGGAGAAGTCTTGAGAATATAAAATTTGATTCTCTGTCTCCTTCTCTATATTACCATCTGCATTAACTCTCGTAGCAGCACTTGCACGAGTGAAAGTAAAATCACCATCACCGCTTACAGGCTTTTGGCTAAACACTTTACCTGTCTTTGTTCCGCTTGGTATAAGTACCAAACTTGATTTATCGTATATGCTCATATCTTACAAAGTTGTTAATGCGATACACTCGCTATCAGTTAGTGCCGTTGGGAACACAAGGATTTGTTTAACATATCCTTCCATCCATCTATTAGGAGATGCGGATTGATACAAATTAAAATTAGTCATACCTGTAGGTTTTAAGGATGTTGAATCTGTATCTTCTTGTGTTCCATCAACAAAAATCTTAAAATCACTACCATCATATTTTAGCAATATCTTGTGATTATCAGTATGGTCTAAACCTGTTGCAGTTAATCCTATTGTAGTTCCTTGACCTGATAAGAATCCTTTAATTTGATTGTTAGTCTCATCAAGTTCAAGCATTAAACGATTGTCATTACTTCCATCGTTTATAGATATTCTACGAGATGAACCACCATTAGACAAAGACTTAACTTCTAACAACATTGTGTTTACATCGCCTAATAAATCACCAATACTTGTTTTATTAGCAACATCTTTACCCCTCGTAACCGCAGAACCCATAGTAGGTATGTAACTTGTAGGGTAACTTCCTGCTTCTATTTGCATTCCGTAAGAGTAAAATTCAGTAGCCGTACCTTGACTTGAGAAATCACTAATGTACATTGCAGTAGTAGTACCGCCAGTCAAATTAGTAGCACTAACATCAAATCTTTGCCATTCGTTTGTAATGGTTACAAGTTTACTTCTTGAACCACCACCTCCGCCAAATCTACGGATTGATATTTCTATTGTAGTATTCTCTGAACCACTTGCTGCTTTTAAATAAATAGAACCTGTATAAGCACCATCGGGTTGGTTATTGTGAAAATATACTCTATCACTTGCTCCTGCTTTTACAAACTTTGTTGCGTTATAACCACCATCTGGAGATAGTGTTTCGGTAGTATTTGATGTAATCGTACCTGTCCAATTTCCTACAACATAATCGTTTGAACTTACATATTCGCTATTGGTAACCACATTCGTTCTTTGAGGCTCAAGTAAAAGAGCAGGACACGAAGCACCACCACTATAATCTAATCTCGGTAAGTCCTCTAATATACCTGCTTGTGCAGTAGATGCTCCTGTTTCAATGTAGTCAGTAGCAACCATTGAAGATTCTAATTGGAAGTCTTGTAAAAAGATTCCTGATGTTCCATCTCCTGCAAAAACAATGTGTTCGCTTGATGTTGGAGAAGGTATAGGACCTATGCCTACATTGTAAGAACCGCTATGATTGATTGTAAAAGTGATTCTGTACCAATCGTTACCAATACTCGTAATTACAGAATCTACAATACTATCTCCACCGCTTGTTCCCTTTGTGCCGTTTTGCAAATCAAAGTTTGCATATGCTCTATTACCACCAATACCATAAACACGAAGTTGAGCGTGATAACCCGAATACTTTACATAAACACTACCAGTATTTAAACCAGTTTTAGAATAATTGTTTTGATAAATATATTTACTTGTTGATAGTGTACTTGGAATCAAAATAAAAGCATTTGTTCCTCCATTTCGGTCTGCTTGACCAGAGGTAACACTACTAAAACTTTTTACCCATATAGAATTAGTAAAATCATTTGAGTAAGTCAAGATATTCTCTCTACCCTTCTCAATAAGACCATTAACATCTACCCTTGTAGCAGCAAGATTTGAACCCCTACTAAATGTGAAGTTACCCTCTGAAGGTGTACTCCCATCAGTACCATCATTGTTTCCCGTAGCATCGGGATGTATAATACTATTGCCTAAAGGCTTTACAGTATCAAGTCTGCCATCCTTAACCAAGGACGGAACCATTATTAGACTCGCTAAATCTTTTAAGCTGCTCATAGTATAGCGTTTAATTCTGTTTCAACACAAGATAAAGATTCTACATTACCACCATCAGCACTTACTCTAATGTCGTAGTTAGCAGAATATAGTCTTGCATCAGTAATATCTGGTAAGCCGTTTAAAGCTGTCTGTACACACGCAGGTGCTTCAAAGGTAAGTCCGTTAGCATTAGCGTAAGTTGTTAGCGTAGCAGTGCTGTCACCGCTTAATACTTCGTCTGCACTTAACTTATACCAAGCCTGTAATCCGTTACTTTCTGTAGTAGATACTTGCTCGTAACTTTTCCACATCACGGAATTAATCTCATCGCTTGACAACGCGCGGTTCCATATCGCGACGTTGGCGAGGTTGCCGTTGAAGTAGTTGCTTTCGTATGTACTCTTTCCGATGGTAGAATCGTAAGTGCTGACGCTTATTGTTTGCGATGTTGCGATTGATGAAGCCAAAGAACCATCCACATAAAGTTTTTGTGTTGTTCCATCGTATGATGCAGTAACGAAAAGCCAATCGTTCAAAGAAAGTGTGTGTGTTCTATCGCTTCCATTTAATTGATAAAACAAAGTATTTGAATCGTTTACAAGTAAACGAACCCCATCGTCATTCGTGTCGCGATTGTCAAAAATCGTTGAAAACGCAGCCGAATCTAAATAAACCCACGCCGCTATCGTGTGGTTGGTATGACTGAACGGGTTGTTCGTTTGTATAAAATCACTCGTCCCGTTAAATTCAGCCGAAGCATCAACAGGAAAAGTTAATTTAGGAGGTGTTAAGAATCTATTCGCCATAACTAATCCATCCTTTACATAGGTTAATAGTGAACCACCCCTTGAAAGGACGGTATTTAGTAGTCCTAACATAGTTCATTACACTGCTTTATAAGCTAATACCTTGCCTGATACGCAAGATACGCTATCAAATTTACCGTAGATGATTGTTCCCTCGCCAAGTCCTAAACTTGTCAACGCATCACCCACTTGTGTCGTAGTAGTCACTACAGCACCTTCAATCGCTTGGATAGCACGGAAGCTCTCACCCGAAGTAGAAGCCTCACCAGCATCTAATAAACGGAACCCGTAATCTCCTGTAGCCGATTGATAGAAGTTGCCTTCTTTAACAATAGTTTCGTAAGCCATTATATTTTGTTTTTATTTAATCGTGTAGTTGTAGGAAGAAAACTAACCCTTCTCCCTCTATTGAATTTACAACTGAACCGCTATAACCACCTCGTACATATAGGTAGTTCTTCTCTGTAGAAGGAGTCGTTACCGCATCCTTCATATAGCCCGTTCCGTTGTTTAATAAGTAACCCATTAATCAAAAATGGTTTGGTCGCTAAACACTGATTTATCATTGATTGCCAAAGAAGCAATACCACTTTCGGTATTTAGTGTTATATTGACATAAGACTTCTCACCAGTACCTGTACCGCTGTTAGCCTCATAGTTCATCGTTAAGCCATCCATCCATCCACTGATAGTTACAGTGTCGTTGTTGTGTAAAAGAACGCAGCAGATGTCCTCTCTGCGGCTCATAAGGTCTATTTGATTTACCTTATTATCTACAGCAGGAGCTTGGATAGTAATATCCGTAGATACTACTCCTAATCCGTTAGATGTATTCTTGTTCTCTGTGAAAGTTGTAGTCCCGTCCTTTGGGTTATGCTCAAACTTTACCGTGTCTACGGTGTCTACTTGTGTTACCTGTGTCTCATCAATAGGGTCAAAGGTAATTGTCAAGTCTTTTTGTAATAATAGGACAGCTTTCTTGATACCACCTGTAACTCGTTTGTTACAATTGATATCAATATCGCTTAATAAAATGCTACAATTGAAAGCCATATATTTTTAAATAAAAAGGGGAGAGGATTGCTCCACTCCCCCTTGTGTTAATTTACAAGATTTGCTATTATGCAGTTGCAGTAGCAAACTCAGCAGCACCGATGCTGTAAGACAATCCCTGCTCGTCACCTGTTAGGGTAAGTTGGAAGCGGTTCTTTTCAGAACGACCAGTTCCAGAGTTAGCGTCAACAGTACCTGCGTACAAGCCGTAGTCCAAACCACAAACGTGGTAAGTTCCAGCAGCAGTTTGTACAAAAGCAACCAACTCAGCACCACCTTTAGAAATGTCGTTAAGAGCTGTGATTTTGTCAGCAGTCATTTTAGGAAGCTCTACAGATACAGTTGGTACAGTTGAAACGATACCATCAGCAGCTACAGTTTTAACCTCACTGAATACAGAGAAGCCATCCTTGTTGTTAAAAGAAATTTGTGATACTCCAGTTACAGCAGTAGCAGCAGTTACTTCACGGTCAGCGTCTGTTCTTGTCAAAGCAGTCAGAGCGTCAGAGCGGTTAGCAACGTGCAATTCTACGATACCGCCAATTGCAACATCGTCACAAGAGTAAGAAATATCAGCAAGAGTTACATTACAAGCCATTTGTTATAGGGTATTAAGGAAGGGCCGAAGCCCTTCCGTTAGTTATTATTATGCGAAGTTCTTAGCGTAGACAATCTCTTCACCTTTCAAGTAAGAGAAACCTAACTTGAACTGTCCCCAAATCTTGTCAGAGCTTAGTTCAGCTTCGTACTTCATATCAATTGCGCGAACGTCATTGTACTCATCAGTCAACATTACGATGTTCTGTGCAGCAGCAATCATAAATTCGTTAGCAGGCATTGATGGGAAGTGAATAACTTCCATACCGTAGTAGTTCGGTACACCACCTTCTACAACACCTTGTGGAGTAGTAGTGTAAAGACCAGCGATAGCGATTTGGTAGTGTTGCATAGCAGCAGTTCCCAAGAAGATAGCAGGTTTGAAGTCACGGTCAGCGTCTCCGTAAACAGCAGCCAACATAACGTCGCTCATTGTTTCGTAAGCACCTTCTAATTTGTCAAGGATGTTAGCAGAACTTAATACAGCATCAGTGTCAAAGTCTAATACAGAAGCATCAGCAGCCATTTCAGTAGTCAATGCAGTACCTGCGACAGTCAATGCTTTCTCAGCAGACAATTTTGCGAAGTAGTCAAATACCCAATCCTTGAACTCTGCGTCCATAGTCTCTGGGTTGTTCTGACCTTTCTTCAAAAGAAGACCACGGTAAGAAGACTCAAGAGCGTTTTTACAGTTTAAGAAAGACCACTTGTAAGTAGTTACAGTCATTTCTTTTTCACCGATTGTAGCAGCAGAGTTACCGTCAAACACACAAAGGTCTGAACCGAAAGATAATGTAGCGTCAAAGATAGGTACGTTTACTTTAGCTTTAACACCATCTACAAGACGGAAACGGTTTAATACCGCTGCCGATTTTACCATAGTATCAATGAACAAGTCTGGACGACGGTCACCATATGGCAAGTTTGATATTACTATACTCATTTTATTTTAATTTAAGAGGATTCGTTTAATTAATTTACAATAATTACTTGCGGTTAAAGAAGTTGTTAATCATATCTACCTTCTCAGAAGTGATACCATTAAAAACTACTGTCTTGTCTTCTACTGTTTCAGCAACCTCTTCAGCCTTTTGTTCAGCAGCAAATTGCTCCTCAACCTCAGCTTCGTTAGTTTCTTCTTCAGCAGCAAATTCTTCAGACGCTTCTTCAACTACTTCTTCTGTAGCTTCGTACTTGTCGTCTTTCATTTCTTCTTTCTCTTCCTCCTCTTTGTGTTCGGGAGTATGAGCCATTTCTTCTTCTTTTTCTTCATCTTTGTCTTCAGCCATCTCTTCTTTAGAGTCACCCATAGACGCGATGTGCTTTTGAATCATTTCAATGGCTTCCTTCAAATCAGAAACACCAGCGAACTTATCTTCAAAAGATGTCACAGCTTCAAGGAGCGAGTTGTTCTCGTTCTCCAAAGCTTCAATTCTTGCTTCGTACTTGTTAGTCATCGTCTCAAATTGAGCCTCCAACTTACCAAGTTCTTTGCCAAAACTAAATTCGTTCATTTGTTCTTCGTTGTTAATTGTTGGTTTAATATCTGCCTTTATCTCAATAGAGAAACCATTTATCTCTCCATTTTCAATTGCAGTAAATAATTCGTCAGACTCAATCTTTGCCTTCACGAATACGGTTCCGTTTGGTAGCTTGTAACCATAGTCCACAGACTTATCGTTATCACTCTCCTTAGTCCAAACTTCAAGCATCACTACATCGTCAGTATCATTCTGATGGTTAATGCCAAATGCGTTAAACAACCCTTCCTTAGAATACTTGTACATAATCTCTTGGATTGTCTCCGCAGTGAAGCGTACATAGTAATATCCCATTTCGGGTGAGAAGCGTAGGATTTCCTTGTTAGGAATCATAATAGGTCCTACAACCTCTTTCTTCTTTTCATCAGCAAACATCTGTACCTTCTCTACTTCGTTGAAGTGGATGAAGTCTTCCTCAATAGCGGGCTTATCTACAAGAGAAATCTTGTACATCCCTTGAGCGATGTCTTCTAATGATATATCAAATAATGGTAAGTTATCCATTCTTCTTTGCTTTTTTATGCCACTTTGGTAGCAGGTCATTATCTTGTACATACTTTGGATTAGACGGTCTTCCGTTCTTTACCAAGTACATAAATGCGTTTAGTCGGGCAAGCCCCCATTGTGTAGCACTTGTAACCTTTGGTGAGTGTCCTGTATTGAACGCACCCATACCACGAAGTACAACACGCTTTGCAGCTCCCATACCCACTTTCTTATCGGGGTACTTCTCGTTGTAAGCGTCTACCTTAGTCTTTATAGACTTAAGAACTTTTGCAGATAGCTTTCCGCCTTTTCCAACACCTTTAGGATTCTTGTTAGGAGTATCACTCTTAGGTGCTTTGGGAGATTTCTTAATGCTTCCATCCTTGCCTTGTGTAGCATAATCATCCTTGACTTTACGGTCACCATACGGGAGGTCAGCCACATCAACACTTGCCTTAACTGTTCTGTTTCGTATGCTTTCAGCTTTTCTAATTGCCCAGTTAACACCACTCGTTCCTCCCCAGCCAAGCCAAGCAACATAGCCTCTATCTTTCCAAGGAGTGTCCTTATACTTAGGGTCAATCGCAGCATTCTTTCTATGACGATTAAAAGCAGCCATTCTCGCAATAGTTTCATACGATAGTTTTCTTTTTGATGCTAATTGGTTGGCACGAGTCCAGCCCACAGAGGTCATTCCCTTAACTTCTTTTCCGTGCTTCTTCTTCCACTCAAGAACTTTCTTGGCGTTGTTAGTAGCAGATTGTGGGTAGTCGTTGTATGTAGCCATCAAATTAATTTACAATTATTGTAATATCCCTTCTATAGTAATGTAAGCGTAATCATCGTATACTTCACCGCTTGCGCTCTTAACGAGTATCCCACCTGGAGTTATCCTTGTAGCCGTTAATGTCTGTAAGAAGAAGTCTAATGAAGCGAGGTTAGAGGTAGGCACAACCATATCAAACTCTATGCGAGGATTCTCACTCTGTAGTATCTTTTCAGAAGTAGCAAAGATATTATCATAGGTATCCGTTGTATCACCATCTTCATCTTCAAACATAAGGCTCCACCCCGCTGTGTTGTAAGGAAACAATCTTCCGTTAAAGGTGTGTTGTGTAGAAACGTCTATGTATATACGCTCTGTTTCTGTAATCATTTGGCCACTCTGGTCGTTGCCCTTTAACTTAATGAAAGGCTTCTTTAGATTGCTGGCAAATAAAGGTTTATCTAAATACGCAAATCTTAAGCCTACATCTTTGTTCTTCGTAAATATGTTTGCTGTGAACCCAAGTTCTTTCTCGCTAAAGGCTCCGTTCTGAAAGTTTTGATTACCATCCATATCTGAAGCATCATCGCCACAAACAGAACGATAGTATATAGAAGACTTGAGGTCAAACTTAATCTCTACGATACCTTCTGGATTAATCTCCTGTAAAGTAGAACCTGTAGTTATACCATCGTTATTTAAATCGTCAAAGTATAGATTATAGTCTTTGTTGTTTATCTCAAGCAACTTGACCTTATCTCCTCCATTACTAATCCTTACAGACTTTAAATCGTCTATTAGACTGTTTATATTTTGGCTACCCGTTCTTACAATTGAGAGAGGGTCTACACGAAGAACGTGAGTGTGTAGCGAAGGGTCGGGGTCAGAGTCATCAAACTCATAGAACAACCCACAGTCAAATCTTTTTAGAAGAGCAGTGAGTATTTCAGATACATTTAATGGACAGGTTTGGTTTATAGAATCGCTAATTATAAACTCATCTGTAAGTTTGTACAAAAGAGTATCAGCATTAGAATTGAACTTTATATTAAGCTCACCATAATTGTCTATTCTTGTTACAAGTTTTCTTAATTGACCTACGCTAAATAAAGCCAAGTTGAATGCATCTGCTTCAGCGGGATTGTTACCGCTATAACTTGTCGCATAATTAATTTGAAGACTACCGTCAAGAGGCTCAATAAAATAGTTTACACCATATCTACTTCCACCATTAATAAACATCTCTTGGTCTTGAGGCATATATGCCGTGATGTCCTCAAATAACAAGGTGTCATTAAAAATAGAACCGTGATAAAATATTGCGCCTGTGCCACCTGTTGTACTATCGTCACATTCAAAATAGTCAAAAGGTCCTTGATTATTGTTTTTGTTTGAATTACCTTGCTGAACAGACATAACATTACTCATATCTAAAATCAGGTCATCACCCTGTGAGTCTCGCAAAGCTATTTTCTTTGCCATAAACCCATCCTCGTATACACCTATGTATACTTTGAATCTCATATCAGAAGGTGAATTAATTATAATGCCTTGAACGAGACCGTCTTCACCAGCTATAGGTATCTCTAATTTTGGTCTTTCTATAGTCAAGGATGTTGCACCAGAGTTCAGTCTTATATCCGCATTAAAAGATACTTTAGGACAAAAGAAGCCTCGTATACCATCAAAGAAATAATCCCCTTGGTCATCTAAATCAGCAGGGTAGAAACCCATTCTTTTTTCAGCTCCCCAGTCTTGAGTGTCATATAATGGATTGCCTTCAGCATCAGTCCCGTAGTTACCCGCAGTTTCCATATTACCAAACCACTGGGTGTGTATGAGCTTTGTATTGCCATTAAGGTCTTCACAGGAGTTCAAGGACTGATTAGTTCCAGACCAAGCAGGTGCTTGTCTAACAAAGAAGTTTCTTCTGTTTACATCCTCTTTTGCAAGAAGCTGTGATGGTATAACCATATGCAACTTCTCCGCTTCAAAATCAGCGAATGCTGGGGTGGAAGCATAGTCCCCTAACTCAAATAACTTTGAGTCTACCCGAAGTGGGAAGGCAGCAGAGCTTATGTATGCTGTTAAATATTGTAAAAAGCCCTTTACAGAGAACACAGGCATAATACCTGTTCTATCAATACCTGTTCCATACTCAAGGAACTGCCTTGCGCCATATCCGAACTTACCATCTACATCATTACAAAAGTCAATGTATGGGAACGAGATAGGACGAGTATAGTCTGGGTTTGTTCCTCTTGTTCCTGCTTCACCACCGAAAGCAACAAGCTTTTTAAAATCTTGAAAAGTGTGTCGTGTTGTGTAATAGTTGTCCGTATATAGCTCACCAAGTTTAGTGTCCTTAACTTGAGCAAGATACTTTGACAGGTAGTCTTTTAATTCTACCTCAATATAAGATTGTGCTGAATTGTATTCAAAAGAAACAACATTAAGTATACCCGCTATCTCTGTTGAGCTGCTTCCGTATATTATAATCTTAAAGTAGAAGTCATCCTTTGGGAAGTCTAATGCAGGAGATGTTACAGGCTCAAAGTCAAACCTGTTAGATGCTTTGTTGTTAGTTGTTAGCGGTATACGAAGTTTAGTATAGAAAGGTAGCTTGACCTTATCAATCTCTACGCTATCGTAGAAATCTAAATCATACTCCAATTGCTGCTCTGGAAACAGGTCAACATCATAATAGCTGTTTGCTAAATTGGTCCTGCTAATCTCTAACTTAAACTCCATATTAACGAGTTGCGATATTAAATTCTAATGAAGACTTAAACTTGTTGTTTAGTGTATCTAAAGATATATCTGATAATCCTACACCATACGCCTTGCTATCACATAGGTCTGCAAAAGCAACATCTGAAGATGTTATTACAGTTGATGCTCCACCAAAGTATGAATCTCTTTTAACAGGTATTATAAGAGAGTAAGATATGTTTGATGTGTATTGATTATAAGCCTTTGAGTACAATCCGTTCTCTACATCCACACCTATTCTATACATACTCGCATCGTACACATCTGTGGTGTTGTACTTAAATATAGTGGCTGTTATTCCCGAAGGTCCTACAGGATAGATGTTCTCATCAAATGTAAACTCACCCGTAGCTGGATTTGTGCAAACCCCATAAACAGCCTTTTCATATACATCGGTATACACAATTTTAACAACGTCTCTTGCTTGGTAATTACCTGTAGGAGATATTTCCTCTAAAGTGTTATCGCTTGTTTTATCTAAAGCTATAGCATTGTATTGTGCTGCAATGCCTTGTTTGAATACTAAATCAGCCATTATATTCTGTCGTTTCTATCTCTAATTCTACGTTCTGTAGCGTTACCACGCAAGTCCTTGTCTGCAACATAAGCTCTTACAGGCTTGCTTACACCTATAGCTGTTGAGGTAGTAGCCTCTGCAATAGCCTTTAGGTAATCTACACTTTCGTTCAATGGTGAAGATACTAAACCTCCTTCAGCAAATTTCATTCTACCTACTGTTGGATTTAGTCTACCCGATTTATTTATGCGTTCAAGTAAGTCTCGGTGCATAGAAGTAGCTCTCTTGTTAACGATGTACTCACCGCCTTCCATCTCGTAGCCTCCTTGACCTTGAACAGAGAATGGTACACCACCTTGGTCGTGTGATGGTCCGTTTACCATACCCCCTTCGGCAAACTTAGTAGGGAAAAATTTCTTCTGACCAATTGCCGCAAGCTCTGCTCCATAAGAAGCTGTAGCTAAAGCACCTGTTATAGCAGCCTTTGCAAGAACACTAACAGGGTCTGCTGTCTTGTCATAGGCAATCAATGTAGGTATAATAGAAGCTATTGCTTGAGCATAGTCTGATGTCGCATTTTGCCTATCTCTTTTCTTCTCTGCCTCAAATATCTGTCTGTTAATATCATTTTCTTCAGCTACTTTAGCTTTCTGAAGTTCTTTTTGTTTTGCTCTAAACTGAGACTCTGTTATTAATTGATTATCTAACTGAGACTTAAGTATATCATTCTCTGTTTCGTATCTATTTTTAATCGCTGATTTTTCTGAATCTAATCTATTTTTTGTATTCTCTAGAGCAACATCGTTAAACTTGGATATGGACTCAGCCGCCGTATCAAGGGCATCGCCTAATGAATTTAACAACTCGGTCTTTAATGCTTGACCGAATGTCTTCTCCATTTCCTCATCAACTTCTTTTGCCTTTTGTGACGCAGCATCAAAGTTTAAAAGAAGGTTTGAAAAGAACTGCTCAAGTTCTGGTGATGTTCCAAATAGCGTTCTAAAGGTTCCTATTGTTGTTTCCAACCTTGTTCTTAACTCAGCTATACCAGCGTCATAAACCTCTTGTGTAGCGGCTCCACTGTCTAGTGCTTTTTGAAGCTCTGATATCTCTTTGCTATAATCAGAAAAGGCCTTGTTCAAATCTTTTATTACATCACTACCTAAGACTTTAGAAAGCTTATCTGAAGCTGCGGCACTACGTTCTATTGACTCAGTTTGAGTGTCGTATTCTTTAGATAAATCTCTGATTTCAGCAGCTTGTTTTTTATATTGCTCACTAACCAGCTTAGCTCTTTCTGCCTCAATTTCCGCACGTTGTTCCGCTGTTTCTGCTATTTCCGTTTCAACCTTTGCACGTTCGTTTATTGCATCAATCTCTTTTTGATTGCGCTCTTTTATGTTTCGTAAATCAATCTTTAAAGCCTTGGATTGCTCGGTAGTTCTTTTTTGCAGCAACTCTGCATCCGTACTATAAGTATTCGTTAATTGGTCTTGATATTTTTTTAAGGTCTGTATTTGAGCCTCAAGCCTTAATCTATAGTTGTCTGAGAACCCAGCACTATTCTTAATAGAATCTGTTAAACCATCTATGGTTTTTTGAATGTTTTTATTTAATGTATCGGCTTCTTTGTTTACTACATTCCCCTCTAGTGACTTATCTATTAAGTCTTGTACTGCGTCACCATATGCTTTTGCAGCGAACTCCTGTCCTCTAGTGATTGAGATTTGCTTTTGCTGCTCTTCTATTCCTTGCGAAAGAAGCCTAGCATATGCTACAAACTTATCTCTAGCTTCTCCAAATACAGCAGAGCCTTGCTCACCTACCATAGTGGTTATTTGCTCTAAGTCTGCACCAGTCCTCTCTACATAACCGCTAAGGTTTTTAGAAAGCTTTTGATATTCAGTGGATGTTATTTGACCGCTATATAGCAACCTTCTTAAAACTACATCATAATCGTTACTAACGTCAAGAGCTTTCTCTACATCCGATGTGTATTTTTCCAACCCTATCTCAGAAAGTATTTTAAACCCATAAGCAGTTCTTTGAGCCTCGGTGCTTATCAATCCTAAAGCTACTATAAACAAGTCTGACTTTACAATTGAATCACCAATGCCTATCTGAAACTTTTTAAATTCAGAGTTCAGTATTTGCATCTGTCCGCTAAGTGTGTTAGCTTGCTCAGAAGCTGCAATCAAAGCTCTTCCTTGCTCGTAATATTTCTTATTACCTTCTTCTATAGCGTCTATGTTTTTAAGCAATGTAAGAAGCTGTGCTGCATTTCTCTTTCCAACAAGGTCAACTGCTTCACCTAGAGATATATTTTGTTCTGCTAGACCTTTTAGAGAGCGTTCAACATCTGCTGATGTCTTACCTAATTCAGTGAATATTCCACGAAGACCCGTACCAATACGAGAGGCTGTGAAACCTGCATCTGCTAATGCTGCCATAGCACCCGTTGTCTGCTGGAGTGTTAATCCTAATGTGTTTGCAATCGGACCAACGTACTGTATTGCCGTGCCAAATGTTTCAAAAGATAAAGCACTATTGTTAATAGTAGTTACAAGAGTATCTCCAATTTCGGCTGTTTGTTCAACTAGAAGCCCAAATTGATTACGAAGCTTACCAACTAATGCTGCCGTCTCATTCAAAGGCGAACCAAGTGCTTGTGCTGAGAATGCTATTTGCTCTGTTGATTTTATTACGTCTTCAGAGGTAAATCCTAACTTACTAAGCTCGGTTTGTAAGCCTACTATTTCATTCGCGGTAAACTTTGTCTTACCTGCTACAGCAAGAGCGTTATCCCCAAACTTTTCTACGTTATCAGAAGACACACCTGCTACTGCTGCTAGATTACCAAGAGATTTTTCAAACTCTATGGACTCTTTTATAGAGTCTGTGGTTAAAGCATTAAATATTACTGTTGCCGCATTTATTAATTTGTAGGCAGCACCAAAGCGTAATAATGTTTTAGCTGCTGAAAGAATACCCCCCGCTTGGCCCTTAACTGCTTTTGATGCTTTCTGTGTATTAGAAGCAAAACCTTCCGCAGCCTTAGAGGATTGAGATATTAAATTTCTATGAGACTTTAGGTTTGTACTCAACCTGTTAGTAGACACACGCATAGCCTCAACAGCCTGCTTGCCCTCCTCGTAAAGTTTTTTCTGTCTCTTAAGTGCAGCCTCGTATTCCTTAGAGCCTTTTTGCAGCTTCTCTATCTGAGCGTTTAAAGCCTTTAACTGTTTGTTGTAAGACTCTACTCTATCTATTGCTTTTCTAGTTTCACTCATATTCTTATTATTTCAGCTTCAATAATGCTTGAACTGTAAATTAAATATTTTTCGTATATCCTTCCTTCGTAGTTTCTTTTTGCTTTTCTTAGTGTTGCCTCAACACCATTCCTTTTGTATTCAAATGGATTAGCAAAACTTCTTTTACGAAGACCCTTTTTCTTTAATGACCTTGCAATAAGGTAAGATATTTTTTTTATATCCTTACTTGTTGCTCTCTTCTTTTTTCCTTTACTATCATAAGTGTAAAACGAATCACCCTTTGCCATTCGGTCCTGCACCCACTTCTTAATTCTATTACCATTTGGTGACCACTTCTTTCTCTTTGTGCCTTCTGCTAAGTAGTAGTAGTCGCTCTTTGGGTTTACCCCGTACTCTATGTTCAATCTTACAAAGATGTCTCTCACAACACCTTTTGAGTTTGTAACAACACTAACTCTTACACTGTCTTTATTAACGAGCCACCTGTCATCACTTGTCGGTATCAGAGATTTAGATTTCTTAGGGTTAGCTAAACCACCTCTAACAACCATCCCTTGGCTTTTTATGTTTGAGATAACTCTAGCTATTATAGCTGACTTTCTAAACTCTTTAGCGATAGCAGCTACAACAACAAGTCTTATGTCTCCCTCAAGTTGTTTGGGACTCCGTATAGCCATTAAATATCTATACCTCTATTGTAAGGTTTTCTAGCAACGGTAAATGTAAAGTCGGCTATAGCTGTCGTTATATTGTAATCTTCAATCTGAGCATTACTCAAATCTATAGAGCCAAACTCAGCGTCATAGCCTTCTGTCTGCAAATAGTCTTGAAATTGTCCTATTACAAATATATTTTCCTCAACTGACTTGATATTTTCTTCATCGTTTTCGGAAGCTACTTTATCTATTATAACTATTCCGAAACCAATGTCATACACGGGTGAGTTAAGCTCACGAGAGATATTGGCCTCAAGAGGCATAACTATCATTGACCTATAGTTGAACTCTCTATAGTCTAACTCCTCTTCAGAGTTGACAAGCACGACCTCATTAATCATATTATGAAGTTCGCCAAAACTCTTAACAACGTTGTAAAGGCTACTGAAGTTATTCATTGTATCTTTTATGTAATTTACAATTTGCTGAGTGCTTGCTGCTGTCTTTGGTTAGCTGATTCAATCTTGTTCTTTTGCGCTAAGAAACTCATCTCGGGCATTACTGTTGACATCTTAAGCATATATATCTTATCGTACTTTGTTATATCCTCGTTTGCTAACATACGGACAATAGAATACCAATACCATTGCTGTGCGAAAAGAGACTCATCGGCTGGGTCGCTGTCCTCTTCTTTATCCTCATCCTCTTCGGGGGTCTCATAGAACACTCCTGCAAACTGCTTAAATAAAATATGTTCTCTTATTTTAAGAAACTCATTAATTACAGAATAAACTTCTGAAACGCAAGACTCTAGTATTTTATACTTGTTTTCTTTTTCAGTTTCTTGGTCTTCGTTATCAAATTCTTCTTGGTGTTTAGGCCTTAACAACAGTTCCGCTAATGCTAAATCATTTTCAGCTTCTGTAGCAAATTTAGTCTTTCCCGTTATTATTTGCTCAATCATAATGAACTGACCAAGTACCAAATCCATAGGGTCCTTATATACCTTGAAGTTTTTGTGTATATCATACGAGTCATTCCAAGACATATCTAATGGGTATGTATCAGCAATGTCTCTAGTGACATTTACTTTTTGCTCGGGGCTGAGTTGCTGTATATACTTTAATAGTCCGTCAGCTACTCCAGCGTTCTTTGATATCTCTATGTGGTGCTTGAATGTAATCATAAAAACAAAGTTACTCCACCATCCTGTTCTTCTGCCGCGCAGTAAGCGCATATTGCCAAGCTCATTACCATATCATCGTGCTTGCCATCGGTGTTGGAGAATTGTAGGTTACCTGTAATAGCGTTCCGCTTAGACTTAAAGTCGTAAAGCTCCTTTATCAAGTCCGTGTTCTTAGGTATCTTAATCACCTTGTCCTCAAACAACTTGATGAGGTTACGGATAATCTCGGGCTTACTCTGTGCTGAGGTTGTAAAGGGTATAAGTTTGTATAGCCTATCGTCATCAGTCAAGTCATCAAACAACAAGTCGTTATTGTTTACCTCAAAGTATGCGGCAGCTAAGTTATTGTCGTGTTTTAGGTAGAATGATTTTATCCTTTCCTTAAACTCCTCGTAGTCCATTCCCTCTTCCTTGTAATTGAATCGGTCTATATCAATCACCCTGTAGTCATCAGACATCGCTGTAAGCACTGTATAATCCTGTGCCACACCAATATCCATTCCTATGTAAATTCTCTCACATCTTGTATCTAATTTATCTACAACAGCGTCCTCAACATTGCTGAACAAGGCATTAGCACTCACAGGCTTACACAAGAACTCTTGGTCAAACTGTGCCTTAGTCATACTCTTCTTAATACCGAGTACGGTCTTAGCAACATTGTCATCATTAAGGTCAAGGTATGTCCTTTTAATGGACTTAATCTGTTCCCAATTTTCTTCTTGCTGCCCTTCCTTGTACCAGTCGTAGAACCAGTTAGGGCCGTTGAATGTACTTGCCGCAGATACCTTACCACCCGTCCTTGTAACCATAGGTAACAGCACCTCGTTGATGAAGTCAAGCTTCATATATGCCGCCTCATCCAAGTATATATAATCCAATGTGGCACCACGAAGATTATCCCCACTGTCAGCAGAGCGAAACTTAATAAATGAACCATTGTAAAAATACATCTCATTCGCCTTGCGGTCATACCTCTTGATTATCTTGGTCCATAAATCTTGATGGCTACTGAACATCCCTTCAATGTCCTTCATCACTTTGTTGGCTTGGTCCTGTATTGGTGAGACCCAGAACATTCGGTGTTTAGGGTTGTTTAACGCCCTCATCACACAATCATTCTGCATAAAGAAAGTCTTACCCGTTTGTCTCCCTGCAACTAAACAACTAATAAAGGGGCTGTCCTCGTGAACAAGCCTGTGAAAGTCAACCTGTGGCTCAGTAGGTTTGTATAGCTTAATCTGCATCTACATCTAAATAGTCTTGCTCTTCTTCTGGAGCTGTTAAATCTATCGTAGCGGTAATATCAATCTTGGTCTGCTCCACCTTAGTTGGAGCCTTGTACCCTTGCATATCATTGATAATCTTTATAGCGTCCATAGCAGCCTTCATATCATCGTTTGCTATCGCCATATCCCTAATACGAATTAAGGCCGTTAGGTTCGTTCCCTTGGCCGCCTCAATGCTCTTAAGCTCTGAGTTAGCTATCTCCATTAACGCTTTGTGAAAAGCTGTACCCGTAGTTCTCCTATCACGATAGTAGTTTGTGTAACCAAGCTCCTTAGCAATCTTACCCGAAGCATCCATACCGTTATCACGAATCCCCTCAAGGAACTTTGACTGAAGGTCTGTTAGTTCGCTACCGCGACCCGAGACTACTTTCCCGAAACTGTTTCTCTTACTTGGCATCTGTAATCTTGTATAGTGGAATGTTATGTGCGCCTAACCTACCCGTAAAGGTTAACTCACTAAAGCTTGGTGCTGTCTCATCACTATGATACCATTTCCAAATAGAAGTCTTCACCCTTTGAATACAACTGCCACAAGCAGTCTTAGGATTCTCTTGCTTTGGAAAGTATTTACTCTTGCCCACCATAGAGTTGTAAAACTTAAACATCTCTGACTTGGTATCACCTTTAGGCATTGTTCCGCTCAATAAGGCTATTAGGAGTTCTTTAGCTGACATATCTTACTGTTTTGGTATGATTGTATAGAAGTGTTTAATTGAGGCTCTTAGAATGCCTCTAATGGAATATACAATATTGAATGTTCAGTGTCTTTCATTATTCTCCTTTTATTATAATAAACTAATTATAATAAACTTTACTCCCATAGTAAAGTTTATTATGATAATAGTATTAGAGTAAAGTAAGACTATTATAATAATAGTATTTATTATTATACAATATTCCCAAAGGTACTTTTCACATTCGTCAAATCACCTTCCCCCCGCCCCCTTCCCCCCGCTCCGTGAGGCTAGCTTAACCCCCTCTTTACACTTTTACGGTCACTTATCCAAATATTCCCCTACTTTTTTTCCTAATTTATAATGAGTCTAGATAGATGACGCGCTTAGTAATGCTAAAAATATTAGCAAGGCGTAACCCCTTACAAAATAATCCTAACATACACAACAAAATAAACCGACAATATGTCACCTACTTTAGACGCATTTTAAGCCCTTCTAAGAGACTTTTACCCCTCTCTAGGGTACTCATATCACCTTACCCCATTGGTGAAATAGTAGTATTAAACACCCTCTTATATGATACACATTTGGACCTAACTACTTGAATATCAATGCTTTACAATTTTAGTGTTGTTTAGCTTCTCCCTAGTACAATATACCTAGTGACTAGGTATAAACACCTATGACAAAGTTAAGTACCTGTGTATCAATGACTTAGCTTTTTTAGTGTGTTTTAGTCTTGCCTAAACCTTTTCTTAGGTGGTCCTAATATCGTCAGATATGGACCTAGAAAATAAATATTGCAATTCGTTTGGTGGTTACAAATATTTATATTATACGCGGGTATCCATATATATTATAATAAAGCTAACTATCTGATAATCAATGAGTTAGGTGTAACTACTTGATACTCAATGAGTTAGGTCCACTTATATATGAAGGGAGCTATATGGGTATTTATACCTAGTCAAAAAAAAGTAAAATTGGTATTAAACACCTAAAAATAAGCGTAAGTATCTGGGTATCAATGAGTTAGATGATTTAGTGTATAATAGCTAACTACTTGATTATCAATGAGTTAAGAGAAATACATATTTTGTAACTAATTGATTATCAGCTACTTAGGCTCTAGATTTGGTCAAGAACTCACTGTGTCGTTTCTTTGACTTGTCAAACGGGGACAACGGGACCCGCCGCCAAGGAGACCTAACTTACTGAAAATCAGGCACTTAGCTTCTAAGTCACTGAAAATCAACGAGTTACGATGAGGGTTAGCATCAAGCATAGCACTAACCAACTTGAAAAGCCCCCGAAAGGGTTGCGAGGCGATAACATCAATTCAAGGCAGTTGAGGATTAGCACCCAACACACTGCCCAAACAAGGAGAAAAGGCAAGGCCGCGAGGCGTCTAATGGGTACGGGTGAGAGAGAGACACCGCATAAACAGGCTACAGAGTATTAAACAGGACGCACAATGATACCGCGATAACTAGCAACCTAAGACCTCAACGCTAAACCTTTTCAACCTGTTCAATATGAAAAGTCATCAAGTCAAGCACAACAGCGGCACCCAATGAGGGCAAGCGGGGAGCAATACCCTAGGCCGCTACTAACTTAAAAAGTCCCTTAGAAGGGCATTAATACAATGAATACTACCAACTTAAAAACAGCCACTCAGTTTAAAGCCCTTGCAATGGTTATCGAGAAAATGGAGAAACAAGGCCACACAATCGATTCTAACTGCGAGGCAGGCTATAATGAGAATAGCGGCTATATTTACATTTGGTCGGAAGATATCCCCGTGAGCTACGGAATAGCAGACTACGCCTACCATAGAGGCGAGGAAGTAGAGTGCGTATTTTCGGAGTTCATTACAGGAGAGGAATTTTTTGGTACTAGCCTCGAAGATATCGAGAATAAATATAACGAGTGGTTTACCTGTAAGGTGGAAGACGGCGAGTTATTCGAGGAAGACCGCACACTATTTTCATAAGACCACCACAAGCTAGGAGGAATGACCGAAGGCGGAGCGATACCGCCCCTAGCTACTAACCAACACGAAACGAAATGCAAAACGAATTGTACCAACTTGAAAAAATCGCGGACGCAATGGTTGACCTTTGCCCCTACGATGACCACAACGAGCTAATCGCCCTTAACGCGACCCGCTTGAAATTACAGGAGAGAATTAACCGCGCATTTAGCGCATAACCTAGAAAATTATGAAGACACGTAAAAACAATGACGGAACCGTAACTATTAGAATGGGATACAAAGAACTTTGTGCCTTAACGACAGGATTACGCGAGCAGATGCAAAACAATCAGAAAAGAGCCGAAGAGTCAACCAATGATTTTATAAAGGGCCTGTATTACGAATTTATGGACGAGGACATTGAGAAACTGAGAAAAGCGAGCGAGCTATTTGATTGGGCCATTGCTATACAAGAAGAAAAAAATAAATAACGATATGAAAAACTTGAAAGCAGCCGCATTACTCGCGGCACTATTTGGAACCCTGCTAATTGCCTACGGCGTTGGCGGGGCATTGCCCGAGAATAAAGAACTGTTCGGTGGAGCAGGTGCGGGGGTCCTATTGTGGACCGCCGTAATTTATGGAGAACTTAGAAAAGCAAAATAATGGAAAGCACAGCAGAATTTGAAATGATGCACAACGGGAACCTTGAATTGTTTGAGGTGTCCTTTGTGTGGGAGGCTTGGAAGGACCGCTTTGATGCTGAGGACAGCAGCAGCGAATTCTGGGAATGGTCGCACGTTATGGTGAGACTGAGCTACTCCACAGAAGACAATGAGATTGTTAAGATAGCACCTGCGGAATATAACGCGATGCTACCCGAACTTAGGGACTTTGTAGAATACAACATTAACGCACAAATTGAAAACGAACTTTACTAATTATGAAACAGACATTTTACCCCACAGATGAAGAGCAGGACACGCTAATGTATTTAGTGTGTAGAGAGAGCAACAGACGCGGATGGACCTACGATAATTACAACGTACAGGAGAACGCCTACCGCGCTGCTATAAGCGATGGCGCAATGAGAACAGATTATTACTTTAACAACTAGAAATTATGAGCAACTACGGAATTACTATTAACCCAACGATTACGAGAGACGGAATGTTAAATTTATTTTGGGACGCACTTTGTGGCGGGTCCATTGGATTTGGAAGCGTGAGCCTAGACTGCGACAAGAAGACATACGAGGACGCTAGAGAGCGCACAAAGATACTGAAGGCTGCGAACCCTAGCGATTACATTACAGGGTCCTCAGTGTGCTATGAGGACGTGATGACTGAGGTATTGAGAGCGGGAGGTGAGCTATACTATATGGAATACGGATACGATGACGAAAACAGTAGAGTAGCGTTTGACCTTGACCATTTGATGGACAACTTTGAGAACGTGGAACCATATATATTAGAGCAGATGCTGAATGATTACGACTCAGTAACAACGGACTCACTGCTACAGTGTCTGTTGCTAGGGGAGATTGTATACGGATAAAACATATTGAATTATGAAATGGGAAATTTATGATAACCAAGACAAAGTAATTTACACAGCGTACGACCCGAGTGAGGCCCACATTATGTGGGACCACTACGGGGATGGCACATACTTGAGAGAGGTGGTGACCTGTAGTGGCTGTGATAACGAAGGACAGCTACAGCACGATGCTTACGGTATTTCAACGGGGCATTGGTGCTACTCCTGCTACGACAGTCCTAAGTACCCGTACCGCAAGGACAGGTACGATTACGAGGCATATGGTGAGAGGTTAGATGATAATTATTAAATAAATAGAAACTATGAAAAATGTATTAAGAGATTGGCTAGGAATCAATGAGGAGAAGTTCGCCTTAGAGGTACAACTAAACAAGCTACAACAGAAGTTGGACCACTTAGATGCGTCATACGCAGATGTAGATGATAAATTGGATAACCTTGACACTGAGGTGAGCAATATGAAGTACGAGCTAGAGGATAAGATATCAGAGTACGATATAGATGACAGAATCAGAGATGTAGCGTACTACGACATTGATGATATCAAGAATGACCTTGATAGCGACACGGATAACTCTGAGATTGTAGACACTGTATTTGACCTTGTGATGCAGGAGATTGAACACAGAGATACAATACAGGAATTGGTTGAGCAGAAGCTAGAAGCAATCATCGCTGATGGCGAGAGCAGTGTAAGTACACCGATAGATGTTACTGAGATTGTAGAAGATGTAGTAGAGGAACTAATTAATAAACTTAGAGGATAATGGACGGGATTGGATTACATATGACAACAGAAGATGCAAGAGAGAAATTGCAGCAGCAAATTGAAGAATATGCGGAACACGTATGCAGAAACTGTATAGTAGACAGCACGGTTAACGCACTGTTTAACGCTATCAATGTGGAGTTGGATTCCGTAGGTGTACCCGATGATATTAGAGAAGAGGTGTTTGATTACTTGAACTCAACGTTCCACGTATCGTGATTCGTAGATTGAGAAAGTACATAGACAAAAAGATTTCTATATACCTTTGGTGGTTTAGAAATTAAGTATTAACTTGCAGAAAAATTAGAGCAATGATAAAGTATTTCAATGAGGTAGTCGCAGAGCTACAAAGCAAAGGAACAATCTTCGGTGCAGAGTATCGTAAGAAGAACGGAGAGCTGACTAAAATCAATGGTCGGTTCGGAGTATCTAAGTTCGTAAAAGGAACGGGTACAAGTAACCCTAATGTGCTTACAGTGTGGGACAACAATCGTAAGCGTTACACTTCGCTTATCCCCGATAACATTGTACGCCTAACAACCAACAAGCGTAGATACCTAAAGGCAGATGAATTTTTAATTGAGAACTATGAGTAAGTACAAGTACACAGTAGAATGGGAGGGTGATGTAGCCAACTACAAGCAAGACTTTGAGAGTCTTGAAGAGGCTCGTATAGCTATGATAATGCACCACAAAAGAAACGCAGTAATAAAAGTAAGGAGGGTAGATGAGTATAAAGGATGATTTACTTATCAGTGCTGACCTAAGTAACCTTTATTGGGTGCTGGGTGAGTTAGCTGAGAAAGCAAAGGAGGACGATGATTTAATCAAAGTCCTCCTACAGCTTGAGCAATTTGTGGAAACCCACAAGACACGTACCCGAGATATGGTTACGTACCGAGACACAATAGAGAGAGCGAGGAATGAGTATCGTGGTCTCAAACTAAAATACGATGGTACAGTGGAAGCCCTCAACCTAAAGACTAAGTTACTTAGTCAAGTTATGAACGAAAAAATGGATGAAGATGTTAATAACCAATTCTAATTTAGACGATTTTATAGATGCAGAATACCAATACCTTCTGTATTATAATAATATTATTACTTAGTAATAGTATTATAAGAGTATCCCTTAAGGGGATACTCTATTAATAATAGTATTAGTAATTATAATAATAGTATACAGAGCGATGAAGATAACAGACAAAGATTTAAGAGCGTGGTTCCCTGCGGACCGAAGGTTCCTGCACTTCTGTGCAAAGTATTACGGGTACTCCTTCCACAATGATGAGGTAGTAGAGAGAGCCAACCACTTAGCCGTGCTTAATGTGATGCGGTTAGTAAATAGAGATGAGGAGTTTGAGAACGAGGCGCATATGACAGGCATAGTTATGTCTTCATTCCGATACGCAATACTCAACTCCTATACCAATTCCCTTTCAGCTAACGAGAAGAACTTAGAGGTACGCAATGAGAGTGAGGTAACTTATGGTGATGGTGATGATGAGTACAGCAAGTACCAAGCCAATGCAATAGCAGATACCAAAGAGATAGATAACCTCATTGATGTAGTAAGAGACTATGCAGAGACTAACCTACCATACCTACAACGCAGAGCTTTAATGGAGTGTGTGATTGGTGAGTCCTCTATGAAGGAGCTGGCTACGGAAACAGATACAAGTGTACGCAAGGTCCACCTTGCAAAGCAGAAAGCAGTTAGAAGAATTAAGAAATTTATAGGAGTCCTAAATGAGAATGAAGAGAAGTATGGAAAGAAAGAGGCTGATGGAAAGTACATTAGCCCATCTCGTAGCAAGTTACAAATCGCAATACAACTTGAACCCATTAGAGAAGACGAGACGAGAGAGCGTGATTATAGCAAGGCAATGTCTTTTGTCAATACTCCACCAAAAGTATAACCAAAGCCCGAGTCACTTAGGCAGGATGGTTGGTAAGAACCACGCCACTGTGCTGCACTGTACTAAGGTCGTGAACAACGCTATGCATTATCGTGATGTTCAGTATGTGGATGAGATAAACAAGTGGGCATTAATCTTTGATGAGGTTATGCCTAACAGCAACGAGACTAAGGATGAGGTAGCTGATACAATCAGCGACCTACTGCTCAACTCAATGCTTGATAGGAAGAACAAGAAGGATGTACTGAGGATGGTGCTGAAAAAAATTAACAATGTTTACGTCAGTAATTAATATATTGGTGTAATTTAGTAGTAATCAATTCAATTTTATATGAGCAATTTAAACAAATCCCTAATCAAAGTTCAGTCGGAACTCAAAGCTCCGAAGGGACAGCGTAACAAGTTCGGTAACTACAACTACCGCAGTGCTGAGGATATCTTGGAAGCAGTAAAGCCTTTACTTGCAACCAATGGTTTGACTATGCAAATCTCAGATTCAGTAGCTGAGGTAGCAGGTATCCCTTACATTGAGTCTATGGTTGTGGTGTCCGATGGAGAGGTAGACAGAGTAGTAACGGCACAAGCAGGTATTGACCCTAATCGTAAGGGTATGGATATCGCACAGTGCTTTGGAGCAAGTTCATCTTACGCTCGTAAGTATGCACTCAATGGTATGTTCCTTATTGATGATACCAAAGACCCCGATGCTACCAATGACCACGGCAAGGGTTCTGCTCCTGCAAAGTCAGTACCTGCATTACTACCGCTTACAGATGACATCAAAGCCAAGATGATTGCGGCTGTCAAAGATGGTAAGCGCGATGCAGTAGAGACCGCGCTAGGCAAGTACAAGATTACAGCAGCACAGCGTAAAGCAATTCTCAGTGCTTGATTGGTCTGAGAGTTTAGAAGACTTTAAGATGAGAGAGACAGTGACTACATTCGCTGCCGCTCTTATCTCTGAAGTTGCTAAAGACAGAAAGGAAGAGTTTGTTGATATACTCTTTCAAGTATGTGATTATGAACTAGAGTTTCTACAAAGCTATTCAATCCACTTGATAGATTTACTATCGGGATTGGAAACCGACACTCCTACGGAGTTGGAGGTTGACGATTTAGTAGATTACACTCTTCAACATATGGGAATCAATGTCAGTAATTGAAAGGTTTAACGATGATGAGGTGTACTATGCGGACAGGGAATACCTGTCCAATAGTTCCCTCAAGCTAATGAAAGAATCCCCTACCAAGTTTAACCTATGGCACAAAGGTAAATGGTCACAGCCTAATACCTCAGCGTTTGATGTAGGTCGTGCGTTGCACGCAAGGTTCTTGGAGGACAAGGTAAACTACATTGGTTGGGAAGGTCAGCGCAGAGGTAACGACTACAAGGAGTTCCGTGCTGAGAATCCACAGACCATTGCACTAACCAAGAATGACTTCCACCTTGTTGAAGGTATGTATGACAAGCTGATGAAGGTTGATGCTGTCAAGGAGATTATGGGTCTTGAGTTTACTCCCGAAGTACCAGGAGTGATGGACTACCATACTGCTCAAGGCAATGTCGTGAAGGTCAAGGGTAAGGCTGATGCCTTAGCTTGGAATGGTGTAGACAACTACCTTGTGGATTTGAAAACCACTCGTGACCCAATGCACAAGTTTAAGCGTAACGCTTTCTTCAACTATGCACAACAAGCATACTTGTACAAGACTATCTTCAATGTAGATAAGTTCTACTTCTTAGTTGTACAGAAAGAGTTCCCTTACGAGGTGGGTATATACGAAGCAGGTGATGCTTTCCTTGCAAGAGGTGAGCAAGAGTTAGAAGAATCAATTAACCTTTACGAAAGATTATTTATCAATGGAGAATTTAAACCATACAGCGCAGACATTGATGTCATATAGTAGCCTTGAGAATGTTATCATCTCGGGTACAAGCACCATAAGTGGTGTGGCTATATCAGACATTATGTCTAACAGTAAGAAGAAAGAAGTAGCATTAGCTAAGGGCATTGCCTGTGCTGTGTTCAATGATTATGGTTATGGTGTTCGTGAGATAGCGAGGCTATTGAGCATTGACCATAAAGGGGTATCGGTATATATCGGCTCACACGATAACCGAATGGCTGACAAAAAGTACCTAATCAAGTACAAGAAAGTCAAAGCATTTGTTGAAGGCTATGAGCATTCAAATGAAGTAAACGTAAACAGACTCAATGAGATGGCTGGTAAGGTCAGCGCAATGGAGGAAAGGTACGAGCATTTAAAAGAACTATTAACAAGTAACTAAACAAAAATCAAGATGGCAAACGACAAAGTATTCGTTGGAAAGACAAGTGTAATCACCACTAAGTTCGGTGAAATTGTAAAGGTAGCTTTAGGTCCACAGGACTTTGAGGTATTGACTAACAGCAAGAATGAAAAGGGCTGGGTCAACCTTGAGATTAAGGACAAGCGTGATGGCGGTAAGTACATCCAGCTACAAGGAGAGTACACAGGTAAGCCGAAGGCACAAGCTGTGAATGATGGCGATGATATGCCATTCTAAATAGTGATGGGGGGCTTCGGCCCCCCTATTACTTTAACACCAAGAGAGATGACACTTGAAGATGTTGTAGGATGTTTTATAGTATTAGCTTGGAACGGCTACCTAATTTATAAATGGATGAGCAATGATAAGAAAGAGAAAGCACATAAGAGAGATACAGAAATACTTGGAGATGTTAATGATAGACCAAGTAAACATAACACTACACGCCAGTAGATTTGGATGGAGTGAAGACATACAGAAACAACTGACCAACTCAGCACTACTCATCCGTAAGTATCAGAGAAGGTTACGATTAATAAAGATGTGATGGAGGTAGTTTTAAACGATTCAGAACAAAGACTTGCAAGATATATTGCAAAGCGTAGGTATCAAGTAAACAGAGATAAAGGAACCGTTGATGCTAAAAAAGGAGAACAGTCAAATGAATTTGTAGACCTTGAAGGTATAGCTGGAGAGATAGCTTTCTGTAAAATATATAATTTATATCCCGACTTAGAAGTTAAGGTAACTAATCAAAACACAGACAAAGGAGATTGTGTATACAAAGGATATAAGACCGATGTGAAAACAACATCTTACAAAACAGGTAAACTTATATGTGCGCTATGGAAGAACAACGAAGTAGACTTGTACGCACTTATGGTTGGAACTTTTCCAGTCTATGAGTTTAAGGGTTTTGCATATGCCTCTGACCTAAAGAAAAAAGAAAACATAATAAATTTGGGGCGAGGAGATTTATATGCTTTGACTCAAGATAAATTAAATACACAAATATGAGTGACGAAGGACAAATGATTTATGATGTTGGTGTACGCCTTGCTTGGAAGAAGAAGCGTGGTAATGGATACACCAATATGTATCAAGGTACAAAGGACAGACCCTTTCAGTTTGTTACAAGAGCAAAGTCTCTTGACCATATCAATCGCAATCCCGAGATGATAGCAAAGATGATGTCGTTTGTAGGAGCAACAGGTAAAAGCGTTTACGATTTCCATATCATAGAAGAGTTCTATCGTAAGGAAATAAGCAATAGCTTTTCACATAAAGAGGAAGATTACAGCAAGGAATTTGGAGAATAAAAAACAAGAGCAATGAGAAACATTATTTACAAAGCAGAGGACGTAGTAGACTCACTGTCTACACTACGCAAGGAAGGAGTTAAGAAGGGTGCTTGGACAGGATTTGATTCCTTGTTTGACAAGTATTCAGTTAAGAAAGGTAGCACCACATACATCTATGCTGGGGCGCATCAAGGTAAATCACAGTTCGGGTTTGAACTAATGATGAATCTATCAGAGTTCAGCGGTTGGAAGTGGGCAGTATATACTCCCGAGACAGGCTCACCTACTGAGGTGTTTGCAGAACTACTATGGGTATATCTGCGTAAGCCATTCCTAATCAATGACCATCTCACTGCTACAGATGAGGAGACAGAGAAGGCTATCGAGTTTATCAACTCACACTTCTACTTAATTGATAGCGGTCTACAAGACCTCAGCATTGAGGGATTCTACACAGCAGTAGAGACTATTGAAGAAGATAACTTCATCACTATTGATGGTTGTATGGTTGACCCATTCACTGAGATTAGAACAGATGTTTCAGCAGGTGTGCGTGATGATATTGCTATTGGACAGGTACTCACTAAAGTGCGTAAGCACTCAGCAGAGAAGAACTACCACACCATTGTAACAGTACACACTAAACACCAACAAGCCAAGTACAAGAATGGCGTACCCTATGTTGACAAGCCTACGATGAATGACATAGCAGGTGGTATGCAATGGAGCCGTAAAGGTATGATGGTTGTTAATGTATGGCGTTGCCCTTACGGATTAGAGGATGGTAATGGTGTACCTTACGAGCCTAACCAAGTGGAGATTACAGTTGTCAAGGCTAAACCAAAGATTGTTGGTAAGCTTGGGACCGTTACTTTATATTATGACAAAATGAAAAACAGATACTATGAACTTGACAGCAGAGGAGAAAAGCAGTACGCCTATCCACAGTCTAATTCTTGATAGAAGAAAAGCATTCGCTGAACTGATTAGGGCATTCCTTCGGTTCAATGTACCCTCCGCCAAGAAGGTGGAGGTTATGCCGAATGGTAGCCTATCAATCAACGATACTATATTCAAGGTTGACATATCAGATTACACAGGTATTGAGGTTGGGTTTGGATACATATTCCTAAACCCTTCAAGCGGTAGGTTAGTGATTGAAAAGGACAATGTTAAAAAAATATATAAGTTGGAGGTAGACTTATTAGATGGGTAAGTATATTAGAATATGGATACAAGAGATTTAATACTACAAGAGTCTGAGGCGGTTACGAATTTGCTACTGCTAAAGAACGAAGCCTATGGGGATTCAGCACTTAACCCTGCTGGTATCTTTGCAGGTGGTGATGCAGTTCATAACCTATGCTGTCGCATTGATGATAAGCTTATGCGAATCAAGATGCGTGGTATCACAGATGAGACTGAAGATACAGTCCAGGATTTAATCGGTTACTTGATACTACTGAAGGTTGCCTTAAGACAAAAGAAATGAGTAGGAACACATTCGTAAGAGCAAGTATCTCTGGAGACTACGGTCAAGACCTTGTTATGAAGTACCTTGAAGACAAGGGATATGAGGTTGAAGAGGCTCCAAAGAAACTATTCTACGATTGGGATGTCAAAGGAAAGAAGGCAGGACGTACTGTAACCATTGAGGTTAAGTATGATTCTAAGGCTTATATGTGGGCTGCCCGAAGAGGCAAGCCCGAACAACCTAACCTTTACATTGAGTTCAGAAGCACTACCAAAGATGCTGACTCGGGAATCTTAAAGTCTAAGGCTGACTTCTACTTCTACATACTGAAGACGGGTGACAAAGATATCGCTTTTGTGTTTGATAGAGTTCAGTTCTTACAGCACCTACAGATGGCTAACTATAAGGTAGTTGGCAATGGTGCTACAGGGGATGACAATGCCCAAGGTTGGATACCTCCACTACACGAAATACTTGTATCAAGATATGGGTACAAGGCAACCATAGACCTAACCGAGTATGCTTGAGATAGACCTTGACCTACCTAAACCACCAAGCTTAAATCAGTATTATGCTGGTAAGCATTGGGCAATTCGTAAAAAACAAAAAGATGAATACTCTAAATTCTGTAAAGAAGAACTTGAGAAGTATGATGCGTTTACTTGTGAAACCTATGAGATTCATATTCGCTATCATTCTCGTCACGATGTTGACAATGTTATTCTTGTTTCAAAATTTCTCTCGGATACTCTCGTTGCTATGGGTGTGGTTAAAGACGATGGTAACAAGTATTACAAAAGACTTGACATCCGCATTGACAAGGACCTACCGAAAGATTCTTTCAAAGTAAAAATTAAGTGTTATGATTAACCAAAGAAATTATCAAACGTGTAAATTAATTAAGAACAGGATTGACCTCTACCTATATGAGATGGCTATACTGTTCGCAAACTTAGGTACCGACTCTACACACGAAGAGGTTGCTGAAGCCTACAGGCGTGAAGCAGAGTACATTGAACTAATCGTAGAGCTTGACCCCGAAAAGGGAGAGCGACTACGCTCATCCTATTAAGATGCTTTTTGAAGAATACTACGAAGACCTTACAGACGCAGAAGCAAATCTCATTCTTGATATATACCGAGTCATTGACGTATTGGTATATAACCACGAGCCAGTCACATTGGTTAGATTGGGATTTGAACTTAGCATAAACACGCAGGAGCTGTCTGATTACCTGCCTATTATAATCACTATACTTAATAAAGTAGAAGACCAATATGCCGAGGTACGACAAGTCGCTGATTGAGCGTGAAGCAATAATATCTGTACAGCAGGGTAGCCTAACAAACGAGCTTGGTATTTTTATACTACAGCGTTGTAAGGAGATAGCTGCATCAGCCTTTGTGACTGATGGTAACAATGAGCTGAAGCAAGCACTAATAGATGCTGCTGTGATGCGTACCTGTGAGAAGTTCTTGCACTACTATACCGAAGGTAAGTCTGCTGCAAATCTTGTGATTAGTATTATATACTCAACGATGACCAATAAGATAGTGTCGCTTAACCACAGTGATGTGTATGGTCAGAACATAAAAGGTTACCTCACCTATATAGAGGATGGTGAATCCGTTACCAAGTTAATGCGGTATATTAAAGACGATTATCTAAGCGAGAAATTATGATTGAGATTTATAACAGTTGGTTACTCATAAGTTCAGTAGGACTTATGTTTGCATTCTTGTTTATCTTTGAACCCTATGGTTATGTGATGGAAAGAATCCTTCCGTTTAAGCCATTTAACTGCGTTCTGTGCCTCTCATTCTGGTGTAGCCTACTCTTGTATGCTTACCTCGGAGAAAGCCCCTTATACGCAATCTATACAGCTTTCATTGCAGAGCTGTCTTACAGGAAATTGGTGAATGAATAATGTAAATTCTAAAACCGAGTGGGTGTTTATTTATTGGGATGAAAAAATAGAAAATGATGACAAATCTAAACAGTGACTTTCACTTATACTTTGAGTACAGTGAGTTTGATTCCCCCGACCAAGCGGGAAGCTATGAGCATATGGACGTAGAGTTCTTAAATAAGTTAGCAAAAGCAAGAAAGATTGCGGCAATTGGTTTTAAGATAACAAGCGGATACAGAAGCCCAGCTCACAATGCTAAAGTTGGTGGTGTAAAAGGAAGTAGTCACACAAATGGACACGCAGTAGATATCTACGCACCCACCTCAACACAAAAATATCTAATTATTAACTCTCTTCTCCAAGTAGGGTTTAATCGCATCGGTGTAGCAAAGAACTTTATACACGTTGATGATGACCCAAACAAAAGTGAAGATGTAATCTGGACCTACTAATGAAAAATGATTTTGATGTAAGCGATTCGTTCGCTGACTTCGTAGACGAAATGACTAATGATGAAAAAAACGATAATGCTCAATGCTCCATTGATAATCCAGAGTGTGAAGCGTGTGGCAGCTAAGTATGAAAAATCCACTGAAAAATTTATTATTGGGCAGTGCCAAGGAAACTGTGGAAGCGGTTGCCAATGTGGTAGATAGATTTGTATCTACACCCGAAGAGAAAGAAGCTGTGCGTCAAAGCATAGAAGAAGAAATAACTAAGCGTTGGCAGGCCGATAGCCTTACCGATTCTTGGTTGAGTAAGAACGTTAGACCATTAACCCTTGCAACCGTGATGATATTCTTGGTGCTTATGACCTTCTTTGAAGGCTTTGGTATTAGTAGTGTTAACGAGAGATGGATTGGATTATGGGAGCTGGTAAGCGTAACAGTGATAGGCGGGTACTTCGCAGTAAGAACCGTGGACAAGAGAACAAAGGTAAAGTAAGTTGGTGCGAAAATGCACCTGTAGAATGTACCTGTAGTGGTACTTGTAATAAGAAGGGGTAGGCGTTAGTCTACCTCTTTTCTTTTTGGGACTCTTTGTATCCCTTTTCGTATTCTATGTGTTTTTCAATAGAGTAGATTCTTCCCTCTATATTAGTGATTACGATAATCTTTTTATCAAGCCTTTCGTGTACAGTATGTAGCTCCATCTTAAGTGATGAGAACTCGGCGTAGATTCCACCTGCTGCAAACACTGCTGCAACAAGCCATATCAACATAGACCAGTTTTCCTTAATAAAGGATTTACTTTCTTCCGCCATTACGCTTATTCATAAAGTACCACTTCTGTGCAGTGTAACCTATGGATGCTAAAAGCAGTAATATCTTGAGGGTGTTCTCCAAGTTGGAGAATGATATCGCCATCGTAGAGGTGTTGAGTAGTAATACTTTGATATCCGTAGTGTCCATTAAGGGTTGTAGCTTACTCCTCCGTCTTCGCAGGATTTATATATAATACCATCTTGAGGGTAGAACACATCACCTTGGTAGGTATCTTCCTCATCAAACAAGTCATTGTTACAACCATCGGCAGTAGCGATTGCTTTAATTGCCTCATTGTCAAGGATGTAATTAGTGATACGTTTGTTGATGTAAGATAGTTTACTATCAACAGTAGTAGATATAGTGTCAAGGATGTATTGGTCTTGCTTCTGCTCCTCCGCCTTGGTTGTTGCAGTGGCTGTTCTTAATATAGATATAGCAGCCTTTGCTGAATACATAGCTAACGTGTACTTCACCAATTTAAACAACCCTTGCTCGGAAACATTTAATGTCTCTGCTAATACTTTAGCCTCAATGTCTTCGTACAAGCAAGTACCTAAAAGGTCTTGTATTGAGGTGAATTGCTCTAATTGGATTAATGCCAATAAAGCACCTCTGTCCATACGCTTCGGTAAAGGGAAGTTTTGGTACAGGTAGTTATCGTCTATGAATATTACGTCAACCATTATTATACGTCTTCAGTGTTAGCACCCTTAATGCTCTCCAAGTTAATAGGCTCTTCAACAACAGCAAGGTTCATCTGGTCATAACCCACAGTAGCGAAGATTCTATTTACAGAGTCTAAAAGAATCTCTCTATTAGGTAGCGTTTCAGTCGCTCTAAATATTTGATAAGCTGTAACAAGTTCGTTACCTGTGCCTCCCAATTTACCACTAACCATAACACCAAATAGAGTAGGAGAAGTAACGTTGTGAGCTGTGAGTATTTTAGCATCATTAAGTTTTGATAAGACATCTACGGTCTTGTCTAAATTGGATATATCAAGTGGTTTAAAAACGGGAGCATCTTCTTCTTTCTTTACCCACGAGACAATAAAGTTATCTGCGTCTGCGCCTGTAAAGGACTCCTTGAACTTGTTATATTCCTCACGCTTCTGCTCTGCACTCATATTTCTACCAATGAAGGTAGCTAATACTTTAGGCGTAAAGCCGTTCTCGGCAGAGTTCTTAATGTGCTTACCAAAGCTGAAGTCAGATTCAATGTAATGGAATGCAGAGATGTAGCTGGGTACACCATAATATGGGTTACCACTATATGGGTTACCTACATAAAGCACCGCTTCAGTACCACTCTTATCAAACTTGTTAAATGCCTTAATCTTACGAGGCTCATTGTGCTGTACAGAATTAGAGCCATAGCCGAAGCTTCTACGAACGATGTAGTGTGTTACCTCACCTTTCTCATTTGGCTCTGCTACACGCACTCCTTTAGGGTCTAAAGACTTAAACTCAAGTATCTTTGTACGCCCTTTGTTCCAACGGACATAAAATGCTAACGCACCCTTATGCTCGTATTGGAATGCAGCGTGGGTCAATACTTCGTATAGACCTTTGTTGTTACCACCACAGTGGTTTACAAATGCTTTTAGTTCTGCTTTAGCCTTGTTAGTTTTAGCAAACTCATCAGAGTAGTCAATGTCGTTACCAACTACCATCTTTGCTTTCTTGGTTAAGATACCACTATGCACAGGTGATTGGCGTAACATCTTCTCAAGGATAACGGGGAAGTCATCGTTTACACCGAACTTAATGTAGTCACCTACTAAAGTATGTCCTAATCTGTAACGACCATTAAGGTCTTCAATAGAGTTCTCTAACTCGTTGGTTGCAATAGAATGCTCTGTAGCTTGCACATAAGTGTTAGATGCAAAAAATTCTGATATATTAGATAGTAGTCCCATTGTATTAATTTACAATTTATAGGTCAGTAAACCTCACGGTAGAGCCATAAATACCTGTACCTGTTTGAGTAACTGTGTAATCTTGTACCTCTGTAAGGTACTTGTAGCTTTCACCACTGTTAGTTATGGTAAGCTCGTACTCTCCACCCTCAAGGTCATTAGACAAAAGGTCTATGTTAATCTGAATGAAATCCTTACAGGAGTCAAGGTTGTTAAGGTCAGTAAGATTGGTAATCGTTAGACTACCAGTACCTACCACCTTATCCAATGTAACGTCAAAGCTATTCACCGTAAAAGATGACAGCTTGACGAAAGATAGAGTATTGACTACTCCTGTCTTAAGTCTTTTCATTAATGATTAATTATAGTTCAGCAGTGTTGTCTGCAATAAATTGGCGTACTTCTGCGTTGGTGTACACGGTATAGTTAGGAGCTGACTGTCCGTTGCCTAAAGCGATAAGGGCAGATACTTCGCTGTCTAACCAAGATGCTTCCATCTCGTATACTACTACGTCAGCTACAGCTACGGGGCTACCGAATAGACCTGTGTTGCGCTCTCCAAACTGCTCCCAAGTAGGGTGATGGTTTGTCGTAGACTCTACTTCACCTTCTTCGTTGTAGGTATTCTCTACCCAATCGTAACGAGTAATAGAGGTTGGTAGTGCGTTGCTAATGTCTGAAGCGGGTACGCTGATAAAGATATTTCCTTTCATTTTATTTGTATGTATTTTTTCCAGAGTTATAGTTTTGTAAAACTTCGGCTGCCGTAAGAGCGCGGTTGTAGATGCGCGGTTGGGCGATTTTTGTTTCAATGGTTCGCGTTGTAGATAAATCATATCTACCAATTTCCAAAACTTTGTCGCTTACATATAATGAAGATAAAGCAGTTGCTTTTGTTACCGCTACATTTCCATTTTTATACATTGTTATATTTGAACCATCGTAAACGCAAACTAAATGATTGTATTTATTTTCGTCTGCCGAATCAAGACTAAAAGTTACATTGTCATTATTAGACCCAGTTGATGAAATAAAGAAATAGTAAGTGTTGTAATCAAGTGTATAAAATAGATATGATTGTTCACTAAATTCATCCCATTTAGCAATGATGCCAGCTCCGTTCATATCTGCAAACTCATCAGCGTAAACCCACGCCTCAACGCTTATCGCACTCGTAATATCCAACGACGCATTATCGTGAACCTCTGCCCAGCTATTCCCGTCAAGATTTAGCGCGCCTTGTTTCCGCACGTTTTCAAATAGATTCACGCCCGTAATATCGCGGCCCGTTGTTAAGCCTTGCGGGAGTAATACTTCGTTTTCTTGACCACTTCCGTAAGTAGGCACATAAGAATCTACTTCCGTTCCGTAATTGATAGATGCACCCCAAACGAGAAAATCACAATCTTGTGTGGTACCCGTTGAAGAACGGGCGCCAAAATTAAAATAGTTGCTTGTTCCGCTTCCTTCAATATCGTAGCGCACCCATTCGGTAGTTATGTCAAGCGTATTCGTTGCGCTTCCTCTTGTATAAAATGAAATAGTTTGAGCGCTTCCGGTATTGGATTTAATCCAAACCGCTGATGTATAACTTCCCGACGTGCTTGTGCTTGCCGTTGTTGAAAGTATAGCGTATGAATCGCCAGCACCCCCGTCGTGCGAAGCTTCAATTCTTGTTGCCGTTTGTGTTCCGTCGGGTGCTTCTGCATAGTTCGGCGTTCTATCTAATGTACCGCCAAGGTTTAGTAGTTTAGACCAATCCGAATTGTCAAAATCTTCGCTTTGCTTAACATAATTCACCCCCTTATTCCAATCCATCACCGCCGACTGCGGACTTGGTGCGCCGATTCCGTTGACGTATGTGGCCCCACTGATAGTCCCGTGGTTGCCGTTGCCGCTACCATCGTAAGCCGTCGTTCCCGCGCCTTCCATCATTGGAAGCCATAACTTTAGATTTGATTCTAAACCAGTAGGTACGACCTTCTCCGGGTTGTTGTATAGGTCGGCCACTTGTGCGGCGGTTAGGGCGGTGTTGAATAGTTTAGTACCCGCTACATCGCCATTTAATAAACCGCCCGGTGTATTGCCGTAAGCACCCACTTTAAAAGTGCTACCACTTGAATAAGTTATGGTTGCGGCATATGCTTCGGAATTTATCAATACACCATTAGCATAGAGTTTTGCAGTTGTTCCGTCGTATGTTGCTACGAATTGAGTCCAATTACCTACATATTGGCTTATATCTGTTTGAACCTTTGCGGAGTTGATATAAACGAACATATTGTTTGACGCATTCTTGTAAAGCATAAAGCCATTTGAAGAATCCCAGTTGCCCGCCAACGTATCGGTATTAGACAAAAGGTCAAGATATACGTTTGTGATAAGTGAGAAACTTTGTACCTCTATGCTTCCACAATCTACATAATCATTAACCCCGTCAAAATCCAAGGCCTTACCACTAAAGAGGGAAGCCCTATTGTACCCCTTCGGACTTGCATCCTGCCCCCTTGGGTTTAAGGGCTTATTTGTGTTAGAAAATCCTACAGCCATTATGCTAATTCTTCAGTTGGTTCTGGAAAGTATTCTGGGTGAAGCTCCTTACAAGTCTCTGTCCATTCCGCAATAGCAGAAGATGCTACCGAAAGTATGGATGCCCATAGGCGCACACCATACCATCTGTGCATCCCAAGACTCTAATGCCTCACCATCCCATAGAACATCTATATGGTAGGTAGAAGATAGTACAGGTGCGGTGAGTTCGTTTCCTTCATCATCGTATGTACCTTCAGTCTCTACCAAGTGTCCAAGATGAACAATAGCGTGGCTATGTGTAGGGTTTCCTTCTTCATCAACTCCTAATTGATTGATTTTCGTGGTCGCAGCACCTTTGCTACCAAACGAGTATTTGCGAAATGTCTTCATATTTTTTCTAATCCAAATTTATTTGTTCTTCTTCCTGTAATCATATCTTGAATATATTGTCTTGAGTAACCTAACTCTGCTGCACAATCCAAAATACATTCAAATGTTTTGTCAAGTGATTTGCAATATACTTGAACCGACTTATGGTTTTTAACTCCTTTATTTTGTCCCTTTTTTGATTGCGATATCTTCTTTTTTTGTTCCTCTGAAAACTTTATTCCTTTTCTTGATTTAGATATCTTGTCTCTTTCTTCTTTTGTTTTATTGTCTCCAAGTCTACCCTTTTGACCACCTTTTGTAATGTTGGTCAAATTATCTATACCTATTTCTTCAATCAAAAACATTTCAAGTTCTTCGGCATCTTCTACTGATAAATCAGTTGCTAACACATCAACATAAGCACCATATTGCTCTTTTATAAAATTCCAATAACGATTTCTACCAGAGAATTTATTTGCTCTTTTTTCACAAACACCCATACCGATATAGAAAACTTCTCCGTTATCTTTTCTTCTATGTGCGTAT